GCTAGTGGCAGCTTCTGTAGCTTTGGTAGCTGCAGCATTAGCAGAACCCAAAGCAGCACTAGCACTATTAGCTGCTGTAGTAGCTGAACTACTAGCAGCACTAGCTGAGCTATTAGCATTAGTAGCACTTGTAGCTGCTTGTGTAGCACTAGTTTCAGCAGCACTTTTAGCTGTTTGAGCAGCTACTTTAGATGTTTCACTTGCACTTGCACTAGTAGCTGAATTATCTCTTGCTAGTTCGGCGGCTACTTTAGCAGTTTCTGCTGCAACTTTAGAAGCTAGTGCTTCAGTGGCAGATTGAGCTGCACTAGCCGTAGTACCGTAAGTAGTTTCTAATCCTGATACTTTAGTAACTAAACCCGTTATAGGAGCATCAATTAAATTTATTCTATTACTTAATGCTTGATTTAATTGACTACTTGTAACTTCTCCTGCTAATGCTTCTAATAGTCTTCCAACATTTTGTGCAGTAGTTACTACTACACCGTTTATTCCACCAAAAGGTGTAGTGCTTAGTATTTTATCATTAGTTTCCCATTTAAACCATAAATGCCAAGTTAAAGCAGGATCGCTAGGAAAACTCCAAGTATTACCTGTAAACTCTCCAATTTTTATAGAAGTATTAAATTCTGGTAAAGTATAAGAATTTTCTGATGCAAATGATTTACCATATACATGAGTTCGTAAATGTCCACGTCCTTGTGTATAATTAGGTTGCGTTTGTTCTATATAAACAGCCCCTATTGCCGCGGTAGCAGTTATACCACTAGGTACGGGCGGTGGAGTAGTATCTATAGTTTGAGTTTGATACGCAGGTATGCCACTTAATTGCTCGGAAATAGTATATATATTTGAGTCAATTTCACTTATTAAAGCATATTTAATATAATAAGTAATTCCAGCTTGTAATCCTGTAATAGTAATTTCAAGCCCTTGACCATCATATGCTAAAGTACCTTGTTCGGGAGGAGTAAATCCACTTGTTGTAGAGTACCATACTTTAGTACCACTTAAATCATCTCGACGTACTGTATTACCAGATTCTAGTGGATAAGCAATTTTTAATATTAAACTATCAATTCCTGCTGTTAATTGTGCTGCCATATTATAATACCTAAGGAGAAATTGTGGTTAAAAATATATCTGTTAGTGCGCTTACCAAACTTTCATTTCCTACTGAATCAACCATTCTGCATGCAATTCTATACTTAATTCCTGATGAACTAATTCTTGGACTTGCAAAATCCAATAGATTTATATCTGCATAAGTTGCTGAAGTATTTATGGTTATTATACTAGAATCAGTACTAGACCAAAAATCTCCTGTTCCATTATCTTTAAATATTTTTATTTTAAAATATTTAAAATCCTTTGGTAGTAGTGCAACAACAATATTTATTCTAAGCACTTTTGTTAAACGTTTTACCGATATACTAGAAACTACAGCATTATTTATTGTTAAACCCGATACTTGATGGGTAGCCCAATTAGTCCAAGGGCCTACTATATTATCACTAGTCATATATCGTAATCTATATTTATAACTTTCTCCAGCTATTACATCAGTTATAGTAATAGTTCCGGAAGTAGAATCAGAATATATTAATTTACTATTACTGTTATCTATATCTGCAACTGTTGCATATTTATATTCGCACACTACATATTTTGTAGTTGTTGGAATAATGTCAACGGTTGCGTAAGATATTTTTATATTATATTTATAAACTCCGGGAGATATTATATCTACAGCTCGTGCATCACTATAAACTTGTGTAATTGCAGGAGTTTGACCAGTATTAAAACTATTTATTAATGCTGTTGGAGGCAATGAGACTTGAGTTTCAAATACACTATTTGAACTTAAATTTTTATAGTCTGTAAAAATATTATAAGAATCTGTAATTCCATAGTCCATTAGTGTAATTTTTGCAGTTTTATTAGTGCTAGGCTCTATACTAATTACAAGTAAATCTTGACTTTCTTTATTTAGTTCTCCAAACATAAATAAATTATCGTAGTCTAATAGTGTTGAATCTCTTAATCCAGGTACTGAGCTTTGAGCCTCTATAGGATTTTGTAAATGTACAAATCTATACATTCCGGATTGTAAAGTTATAGTTCCTATAGCATTAGTAACTGTTTCATTAATTCCTACGTTTGGATAACTAATAGTATTATTAGTTCTATTAATAGTTACAGATATACTATTAGCTGTAATGGCTAAATAGTTAATAGAACTAATACTAATAATATTTGTTTCATCAAAAGGTATTGTTCCACCAGTTATATTAGGAGTTAAATTTATCGTTACTATATTATTTTGTCTAGTAAAACCTATAAATGCAAAAGTAGTTTTTATTTGAGAAACTGTACTTTGCCCTGTTTTTCCTCTAAATCTAATTGTATATGATTTGTTATTACTTATAGGTACATTTTCTGTTAATTCTACAAGTGAGTATTTAGTATCAACAATATAAAAATCTTTTACTCTGCCCGAAGCTAAACCCCAAGCAGGTACATCATGCGTAACTTTTACTCTATCGCCTCGATTACATACTAGGTATTCTAAATCTGCATTTAAAGTATAAACTTCTCTGCGTAATTTAGCTTGTGCAAGATGCCACTTAGCATGATCTATTACTATGGCTTCATTAGTTATGCCTGGTAGTGTAATACTTTCAAAAAGTTCGGCATTTTGATAAGATTTTCCAGTATTATAAACAATTGTTTCTACTTGTTGATAATTTTGTTCTTCATCATAAAAAGTTACTTTTAATCCATCTGGTTCTTTTGCTAAACTTCGAACGCCCTCAAAACCCCAACTATTATGCGGAGTAAAATGCTGAACAATAATAGGTTTAGGTTCATCTATTACAACTGTCCATTTTCCGTCAATTAATGCTGGACTGGCTCTGCCTGCTGCACAAATATCGCGCAAAGTATCTAATATACTTTGTGTACTACTTATAACACCATTATAAGCATATTTATAAGTTTTAGTTACTTGTGTATTATTAGAGTCTGCTCTATTATAAGTTATTGTGCGTACAGTACTAGATTGTGGGTCAAATTCACAATAATTATACCAATTTTGTAATCCTGTAATATCTATTTTTTCAGTAATTTCATTATCTAGTATTCTTTGAGGATTTGCAGGATGTGTTAATACATGAAAGAATAAACTAGCAGGATTATTAGTTACTTGACTAAAAGTTGTACCTGGAGTAGAGTTAATTATTATTTTACCACCAGCATCAAAAGTTCCAATAGGTTTGCACCTACTAGATACTAAACCATTTATACCTTCTAATTGATTACTTAGTTGCCCTTCGGCTTTTATACTGTATGCACTTCTGGCTAAAGTGCAATCCTTGGGGAGTTTTATTGGAAATCTATTACTAGTATAAGTTGCACTTAAAAATATTACATCATGCATAAAACGATAATTTGGATCATCGTCCGTATTATCTCCACTTAATCTACGTACTTGTATTTGAACTAATTGTGGTGTAGAAAAAGTTTTAGTTCTAGTAATTGTATAAGCATCTTTTTTATCACCCGATATTGTAAATTTTTCCCAAGGAATCCATACATTACTGTTTGGATCGTGCTTATATTGTGTTTCTATATATACGGTATGAGAAGAAGACGATCCATTAGAAGTTGCAATTTTTCTCATGCCTTGGGGCATATGAAAAGCAACGGTAAGTTCTGTAGCAGTATCAGTTGAGCTTGCAAAAACCCAAGGACCAGGTGTTCCAAATACTGTAGTAGTTGGGCTTAGTATAGGACGTTCATAGTCATTAGAAGTCCAAAGATTTCCAGTTTCTGAGTCATAGTGTTCAACTTGGTGATACCCTATAACTTCACCGCCCGTTACTGTAGGCTCTGCGGGGCCGTCACATACTAATAAAACATTTACTACGTCTTGTTCAACATCTCTTGCATAAATATTATTAAATAAAGCTATTCCTGCAAAAGTATCATCATAACCATTTAAAGTGGCTTGGTTTTGTATAGTATAATTATTAATACTAACATCGCCAATTTTTTGATTAGTAATTTGAAGTGGGCCGAACCCCCATACTACTGCGGTGGTTAAATAAGAATTACGCTCTTCAGGATAAGTAATATAATTCTCAGCAGCTAATGGAGGAGTAATTCTTACTGTACCTAAAATAACTGGTATAGGTTGATAAGGAGTAGCTCTATTTGCTATTCCATTTATCATTATTTGACCTTCTGCAGATCCTGGATCTTGTGGGCCGCCGGGCGGTCTTACAGGAAATATAGCATTTACTAATAGCATACCTACAGTACTTACTGCAGCTGTAGCTAAAGCCGCAGTTGCGCCAGTAATTGCTGCACCTGCAGTGCCTGCAGCAATACCAATGCTACCTCCTGCAAGAAAATTTGCTACATATGGTGCTGCTATAACTACGGCAAAAACTAGTGCCATTCTAAGCATTTGGTCATCTTGAGCAACTAATCTATAACTAACTATATCATTAGGTTGTAATTTTGTAATTGACCAATATTCTTTTGGTACTATATGGTTATTTAATAATAAAACAACAGAATTAGTATGTTGAATATTAAATTGGTTAGATAAATCGGTATATGCTTCATCCAAAGTTTCTGCACTAACTGTTACTACTTTAGTTTGTAATGCAGCGGGTAATTCATTTAATTTTTGCTCAGTATTTGAATCATATCTAAAGTACCCTAGTACTCTGTGTTGCCAGCGAGTACTATTTAACTCAGCAATAGCTACGTCATAGCCTCCGCGACTATGTATAAATTTAGTTTCATCTACTAGTATACCTACATGACTAGCACTGCCAAAAATTCTAAATAGAATTAAGTCGCCGCATTTTGGTTCCTGTACAGGCACCCAGCCTTCTTTGTATTGATTTATTAGCTCTTCAATTCTGGGTGTATCATTTATATAATACTGTTCAGTAAAACTAGGTAATTCAATACCAAATTCTTCCTTATACACTAGGCGTGCCAGTCCCCAGCAATCTACGCCGTGCCAGTCTCGCCCATTGCTTTTAAAAGGTATGCCTATGTATTTATTTGCCCACATTAGAATAGTCCTGGAAAATATACTGGTGTAAATGAATACTGGGGAAACGGCTCTACTTCGTAGTTTACCATAGATAAATTTGCAGTAACTCTATCTACATTATAAGTAAAATTAGTAATATAAAATCCATTAAAACTAGCTTCTACTATATCAGGAGTAGATGTTAATACTAGTTCTAATTTAACCTTTGGTCTAGCAGTAATACTTCTAGCAACTGGCATTACATATTGTGTTACATCATAAAATGTAATAGAACATTGCGGCGCTGAGTTTTCGGCTTCGTCTGGTAGAGTAATATCAACAGGTAAAAATATATAATCAACTCCGCGACTAGTAACTCCATAGGTTACTTGATCTGCGGTTTCTGATACACGTTTGGTAAATCCATCACAAATTTGTAAAACTGCTTGTGATGGATTTAGTGGATCATATACAGTAACTAATAATATTAAATCATTTTCTGTTTCTTGTGCAAATACTGCTTGTAAAGCACCTGCACTCATTGTTGTTAATCTACTCATGGCAATATTTCAAAAGTTAGTGCAACTGTCCAATATCCTGGAGCAAGATAGGTATAAGTATATAACTGACCATCTTGACTAGGTACTATTCTGGCTTCTATAGTTTGATTAGTTCTAGGATGTGTAAAACCAAAACGAGCTATGCCTTTAATAGTATTATCTACAAAACTCTCAAGTTGAGTAGTTTGATCAGTAGTCATTATAAAACTAAGATTTAAAGTATTAGGCCTTTTACCCCTACGACGCTGTTTAGCAGGACCAGCATCTGTAGGAGTTCGAATGATATTTACTCCCACAGTTTCTGTAAAGCCTTTTTGTGGAACTTGTGGTAATGAAACTGGCCAAATATAAGTATATGCCACTATTATCTCCTAATTAGTTGAGGCGCAAGCCCAAAAGTACTTCTCATAGCTCGTTGTGAAGTACTACCACTTCTTTGAAACTCGCCCGCAGTCATCTCACCAATTACTACTTCTATTTTTCTATTACCACGACTATCCGTGGTTTCTTCTGCAGTTGCTGGTTGATTACTGTAATTATTGATAACTACTTCTGTTTTTTGACCGTTACTACGAACTCCGAGATTACCTTGACTATCGCGCTTTAGGGGCATAATAGCCTCTGGCCCTGCTTCTCCCATTAGACCTGTACCACGTGCAAATTTAAATAGTGTAGGTTGATTTACTATTGAATTAGTAAACATACCGCCTTTGGCAAATTTTTCTATACCATAATTAAACATACCACCTTTGGCATATGGTCCTTGAGATAGCATACTATAGTCTTGATTAAATATTCCCCCACTAGCACCTTCTGTTGCTGCAGTGGTTTGTCCGCCAAACCCTAAAAAGTTTAGTAAACTTGGTCTAACTCCGGTTTTATAAACTTCTAACATTTGTAGTTTAAGCTCATAGCGAGCTAAATCAGCAATTAAACTATTGAATAGTTCTTTACCTGCCCATTTACCGGTTTTTGCCCACTCAATTAAAACATCACCAAGATTTTCAAAGCTGTTAGTAAATATTTGATCATAGGCTTTTTGACGTTCGCTTAAGCTATAGGTTAAGTTTAGTGATTGTTTTTTCAAGTCTATACTTCTCTTAAGATACTCGGCCTCTTTTTGATAAACTATTTCATCTACTCTTAACTTTTCTAAAATTGCAGATATATCAGCTTGGCTATTAGCTGCTAGTAACTTATCAATATCAGCCTGTGCTTTTAGTCTAACATCGTCGCGCTGCTTTTCTAGATCCGCCAGTCCTCTAGTATTTTCATTTTCTATTTGTTGCAATTTTATTGATTTTTCTCTACGAGCAAAATCGTCTGCACGCATAGGGTTTATTTGATTTTGAAGTTGTAGTAACTCTAAAGCTGCATTGGTTTCTTGTTCTGTGCCTTTAAGGTCTAGGGTTTGTAAGGTATATTTTTGTTGACGTTTTGCTAGGGACTCTGAAAGTTGATTTGAAATTTTTAATTGTTCTTGTTGTATTCCTAAAATCTGTTCGTCTAAAGCTTGTAATTCTTTTAATCTTACTCTTTGTGTACCCAGCTCATTTGATTTGTTAAATAATACTCGTAAATCTTCACCACTAGACTCTAGCATTCGTTTTGAAGTTAATTCTATTTCATCATCTATTTGTTTTATAGCACGTTTTTGTTGGTCTTCAAGCACTAGGGTCTGTAGTCGTTGTCTTTCTGATAGTTCAGAAGCAGTTAAGTATTCTAATCCAGTTTCTATTAAACCATTTAATTGTTGTTGTTTTTGTAGTAGATCTGACTGATATTGACTTCTTAAATTTGCTGCACGTTGAGTTTCTTGTAGTGTGCCTGTTTTTTCTTCTACACGAGCTTCTGTTCTTTTTCCTTCTACAGCGGCTCTAGCTGCAGCGCTTTGTACGCTGGCCAGTTGTAGTTGAGTGATAAATCCTTGAACTATTGGTGTATCGCTTTTAAGTTCCTCTAAGTTAAATTTACCAGACTGTATCCTATTCAATAGTATGCCTAAATTTCTTCCTGCTTCTTTAACGTCTGCTAACCTTGCTTCTTCTTCTGGACTAAGTTTTTCACCTGGTTTTTTCTGCTTTTCCTCTAGTCTGCCTTGTTCAAGTAATGCGTTACCTCTTTCATTAATAATACTATTTTGTATCATAGTATTATTAAGTCTTTCAGCAACAGTTATTTGTCTTTCTTGTTGGTCTAATTCACGTAAAGTAAGCTCTAACTGCCTTTTAGCAAATCCCTCTATACCTTCTGCACCTTTTAGTATAAATCGTGAAAAACTTATACGAGCTTGTTCTTGGGCAGCGGTACGTGCTTGATTAATGTACTCTGCACCTGCAGTAGAAATACTCTTAGTTATAAGACTTAGTTGTTGTCTTAAATCATTAAATGCTTTTTGATATGCCTGCTGCATTCTTGTAGCAGTTTCAACCTCTTTAGTTCTAGTATCAAGTGTTTGACGCAAGCCACCTGTGATAGTATCTTTTTGCGCTTGAGTTATATTTGTTTGTGCTTCTACTTCTGCAATTCTTTTAAGTATAGGAGTATTTTTTTCATTTACTAATTTCTGGGCTTCAGCAGCTTTTTCGTTCCAGAATGCTAATTGTTGTGAAATTTTAGGCAGTGAAGTTTCTATACTTCGTAACTGCTCTAGTGCTTTAGGGTCTACAAATCTTAAAGTTTGTGTATCTTTTAAGGCTTCTTTTAGTGTGGCAAGACCCCCTTGAGCAAACTGAAAGGCTTTGCCCATGTTCATGCCTAGCTTTAAGAGCTCTTCTCCAAATTGTCCGATAGGATCTGTAATTTTTAAAGTATTAATAACATTTTGAGCAGCAGTATCTATACTTTTAAAATTTTCTTGAACTACTTTAGCTGCAGTACTTTCTTGTTTTTGTAGTCTACTTTGTTCAGCTACTGCTTTATTAACTTCAGTAACCTTTCCAGCAACTTCGCTACGAGATTGTCTACGTAATCCTGCAACTAAATCTTCAATAGATACAGTTGAAGACCCTGCAGCCTGTTTTATCTTATCTTCAATTGCAGTTCTAAGTGGTCCCTCTGGAATTAAAGAAAGTTGAGAAGACCACTGTTTTGCTATATTTTCTGCAAAATCAGCCTGTAGTCCAAAACCAAAAGCACTTTTAATTTTATCACCAACAGTATCCCATATGCTAGAAGAATCTAATGCTTTTTGAAAATTTGTAGTAACTTCAGTTGCCGATCTTGATAAGGCTTCTAATGAATTAGAACGAGCATAAATTGCATTAGTACTAATTTCACTTCCAAATTCTTTTTGTACTCTATTAGCGTTATCTATTAATTCTTCTGACTTTTCAATAGAGCTATTAAACGCTTCTACTTGTTTGCCATTTCTAGATAGTGCTGCATCAAAAATTTGATATACACCTATAGCGGCTCCAATATAACCACTTAAAGACATTAATCCACTAGCAAGCATTCCAATGCCTTTTGCAGCTACAACAGCTGTTCCGCTTATTGCGGTTAAGGTTCCACGTACAGCACCTAACTTTTGAGTACTTATTCCACTAAAAAGACCTTTAATAGCTGTTCCTAAACCTGCTTCTCCTGCTGTTTGGTAGGCTTGACTTACTAACGCTCTACCTGCCATAAGTTTTCTTGCCTGTTCTTCTTCTCGTTTAGCAGTACCAAGTGGAGTAAACATTCCTGGTTTATCTATTCGTCTTTGTTGTTTTTGCTCTGTTCTTAAATAATCTTCGTGAGCTTTTTTAGCCATGTTTAATGCTGCGGCCAGTTCTTTATACTGTGCTGATAGTACAGTATTTTTCTTACCTAATTTTTCTATATAATCAATTTCTTTTTGAGTAATATCGGTAAGATCAGCTTTACTAATAATTGCTTTAGCTCTAGGCGTTAATTTAGCACCAGGTATACTTTTTAATTTATTTTCTGCAATATCTACTTGCTCTACCCACTTTTCAGCAGCAATATCTTTTTGCTGTAAGGCACGCTGTTTTGCTACATTTAGGGCCGTTTCGGCGGCAGTTCTTCTAGCAGTAAATGCTTGTTTTGCTTCGTCTGCACCTTCTCCGATATTTTTTCGCCAATCTCTAATAGCAGGAATAAACTGTTTTGCTATTAATGCTGCTAATCCGGCTAATAAGGCTTTTAAGGCTATAGGATTAGAATTTAAAAAATCTACTAGTGGTTTTACACCAACATTAACAAGTTCTAGTGTTACTTGTAGCGTATCTTTTAAGGTAGCTAGTAGTTTATCATAAGGATTAGTATCTATCTTAATTCCACCAAACTTATCAAGACCTTCTTTTAATGCTGCATTTGCAAACGCTTGTCGTTTTTCAAAATCGGTTAATTGACTAGCTGATTTGCCTATACTTCTGGCATAGTCTGTTGTAGCTTTTTCTATTTTTGTAAAAATACCTAATTCATCAAGCAATTCAGGTTCTAGTTTAACAATACCGCGAGTAAGTCTATTAATACTATCAGCAGTGTCTCTACCTAAAGCTTGTGATGCTTTTTTAGCTACTTCGCCTAATTTTAGGAACTGTTCAGGGCTTAATCCAGCTGCACTAGCTTGTGCAGTAGCTTCCATAGCATCGCGTAAACTAATAGCATTTCCGGTAGTTTCTGCAAATCTTTTAGATAAGGCACCAAGAGCTTGGCCACTTTGCGCACCTAATTGATTTAAACCTTGAACAATATTAGCTGTATTCATGGCTTGGCTTAATAAATTAAAAGCCGTACTTACAGCATAAATATTAGCAGCTAGAGCAGCGTATACACGAACTAATCCACCAAGACCTTGAGCTTGATTAGCAAAATCGCGAGCACTTGCACCTGTAGCTCCCATGGTACCACGACCACGACCATACTCAATATTTTGACTAGCCGCACTAGCCACTGTGCCGCGACTGCGACCAGTTGCCCTATCTAATTCTTTGTTTAGTAACTTAGCTTGATCAGTTTCACCGCGCAGATTACTTTTTAGTTTTAATTCAAAATCAATGGTATTACCAGGCATGGTATCTCCAATTACTAAAATTTTACGTATAGGACAATTCTAACATAAAGGCATTTACTTGTCAACGTAAATTTTTTAAATACTAAAAAACCCGCTAAGTATATTACTGAGCGGGTTTTTGATGTTTGCGATTTAATTCGGTTGCACGAATTCTATCAATCATTTTAACTAGTACTACAGTAATATATCGATCTTCTGGTTGTAATCCTGATATATCAAATATTTCTGTAATACCTATTAAGCTTTTGCCTAAATATACACCACTAAAACTATCCCATTCATCACGTAACAAGTTATATATTTGAAAAGCTTGTTGCACTTCTAGTATAAAATCTTCAAATTCTACTGGTATATCTTCTGGTACTGGTTCAGTACCTAATTGTTCACACATATCAAAATACTGCTCCCTGTCCATACCAAGGGCACTATTTTGTATATAATTTGTAAGGTCTTGTTCTGCTTGAGCTAGTTGCTCTTGGAAAAGTTTCCCAAGTCACTTACCTGTTCGCTAACAAAAGCATCAAAATTTGAACTATTTTTCATTAAGAACAGCGCATTCTCACTAGTGTATTCTAGTTCTTTTTCTAAGTCATGCTCGCCTAAGTCTACGGGGGCTAGTTGTTCTAAGTATTTAAGCTTTAAACCAGTCCAGCCTTTAATAGCATTTTCTACATATAGTTGTAGAAAAAGATCTTCATTAAATTCTTCTTGTGGCTGACGATTTTTGAATGTAGTCTTTGTTGACTTTTTTCTGATGTTAAGTAGCGTTTCGCGGGATAAGAATGCTAGCATAATTTTAAAATCAGGCATTCCTGGATATTCTACTTCAACTTGTTTTGAGGGAACTAGTAGGGATTTTAGGGAAAGAGTCATTTATTACCTTAAGGGATGAAAATTATGGTAGCAGTGAATAGTTCACTGCTACCACATATAATTAAGCGTAGTAACGAATTGCTATGTCACTTGGCTTTGTTAAGTCAAATACACTATTAGCAGCTGTTGCATTAGGTACAAAACCTTGAGCTGTAAAGTTAATACTTGTAGAAATAACTTGTTCAACGCTAACAGCAGGTACGCCAATTGTAACTGCAGGCATATCTAAGACAACTTTAACGGCGTTTGAAGCTCCACCAATATTAATTTTTAGTGCAAACATGGGCTCAATAGCTGTAGACACTTGATCTAACATGTCTGCTAGTAGTTCGCCGGTTTCTTTATCAGTACCAGTACGTAAGTATGCTGTTAAACTTCCAGTAATAGCACGAGTACCTGTGTAATAAGTAATAGGCTGATTAATTACTCCAAGAATAGCTGGTGTAATATATGTAATATTATTATTGATTGTAATGCTGCCGCCTGTAATAGGAATATTATAACTATCACCAGCACTAATACTTGTACCAATAGCTTTAACTGCATTCATATTAATTGTACTTAGTTTATTAGTAATAAACTGAGCATTAGTATCTTTTGATGTAAAAGCACCGTTGGAGCCTACGTCTGTATTTGTACCACCGCTAAAAGTACTAGTGCCTGCAGATACACCGGTTGCTAGTTGACGCAAGGCAGTGGCTTGACCAGTCCACTGTGCAGTAGCAATTTGATCAATACCAAAGTCAATAGTTACTTGATTAAGCGCGCAGTTATCTACAGCATATAATACATTATCTACTAGGAACAACATACCAAATTTTTGTAATTGATTTGCGTCGCTGTGTCCTGCGGTAGCTTGACTGTAGTCAGCATTACTCTCGTTCCAAGACCACTTACTGTACTTAATAGTACCAGCAGGTGTTAGTGTAGTGGCTGTAATTGCTGTGGTGGAAAAGTTAAATAGTTGAATAGTAATACTAGCGGCTGTACTAGTAACTACGCGGCCGGCTGTGTTAACATATTCAGTTAATCCTGTAGGTGTAGTACCAGTAACACCACTTAGTGTAATAATATCACCTACTGTAGGTGTTCCAGTCATTGCTGTGCCAGTAATAGTTACTAATCCTCCAGCACTAACTACCACAGTAGTAACTCCAGTAATACTTGAAGGAGTACCAATGGCTTCTGCACTTAGTAGTGCATTCCATAAGACGCTTTCTTCAGCAGTAATCTTGGTAGCTTGATCTCGTGGTCTGATATAAGTACTAAATGCAAAATCCACAGGAGCTAAGCTAGTATTAAAGCTGCGCTGACCACGAACAGGAGTTGTGCCTGCTTCATTAATAGTAACAGTTTCGCTATTAACGTTTTGTGAAAATGTAAATCCGTCTAGAACTTGAATTTCAAAAGTATTTGTAGCACTAAATGCTACTCCACCTTCTCCAGCTGCTGGCTTAATAACGCCAGTTGTTGTATTTACGTTTGTAGTAAAGAAAACTCTACTATTACGAACTAAATTTAAGGCCATAATCTTTCCTTGTAGTGTTCCAGCAGAATTCTACAAATTGCCAGACATTTATCTGCAGGTTGTAGCGGGTACTGGAAGATTATTGTAGTGCATATCGCACCTGTAAGTTTATCTCTCCAACTCCATAGGGAACCAATAACCCTTCGTCCGTTGTAATAGATATAATTAAAATTTCTGTTGTTTCATGTCCTGGTTCTGTGTCATATTGGAGCACTCTGTTTAGATTTACGCAACGCTCTATATCTTCTATAAGTTGCTCTAGTTCTTCTTGAGCCGTATCTTCGCTACGCACATAGCATTTAATTGCTATGTTTAGGAATCCCCAAGTAAAGTCGCCTGGCAAGTACTCACGGGTTTCACTGCCTGGGGTTGCATATATACTAGGAAAGTCTTGTATTTCGTCCCAGAACTTTAGTTTAGCATATGCGTTGTTATATATGTTAGTTATATATGGGCCTGTACCGTCAATCTCTTTAAACTTATCTACTAGGGCATTTACTATTTTTGTTCGTTTAGTCATATTAGTACGGCCCTCATACGTGTTATCATTTGTTCCTGCATGATTTCTCGGATTGACTTAGATATCAACAGTTTAGGGTCTCTGCTCCGTGGATACTGCTGTCTGCCACCCTCACTAAAAGTTGCATACGGGTACTTCATATAAGTATAGTATGCGGTAATCATACCTTCACGACCTTGAGTTACATTATTTACTTGTACACTTTGAGCAAATCTACCAGTTCTATAATTTAAAATATCACTTTTATCACCAGTACCCATGTTTTCACGGATTTTTTGGGATAACAAACTATTTATAATAAGTTGTAAATTTGTTAAATTTATAGAAGCTTTTGGAGGTTTTGTAGATGGTTTAGAAAGTTTATTTAATTTTACTTTTGATTTTACTAATCCAGCAAATACTTGTTTAGAAATATTATTTTTAGTAGTATTAGAAGTTTTACTTTTACTTTTATATTGTACTACCCTATCACCTTTAAGCGCACTGGTAATATTATATTTTACATACTCTATAATGTTTGGTGATTTTTTATGATTAACAATATATCTAGCTAATCTGCTTGATATTATAGTTTGCAATTTAGAAAATTCACTAGCTAGTTTTTTTAATACTTCTTTATTTTGTCCGCGTTTTTCGCGTTTTTCAAGAACACTTCCTCGTCTTGAATTAACTAAAGAATTTTCAAATTTTACTATATTACCACCAACGGAAACAAATGTTTTTATAAATCCATCACTAAATTCTTTATCTACACTTATAAAAACTTCAGTTTGTCTAGTATCATTTACAAAAAATGTTGCTGCCTCTAATGCAGCTTTTTGTAGTACGGTAGATTTATCACTAGCAGAAGTAATAACATCAAACATTACTGCTAAACATTTTGGACTATTAAAATTTAAAACAGTATTTCCCTTTTCATCAACATATCCAGCTGCAGTATGTCCATATGCTAATATTTTTCCTATGGAGTCTAAGTCTATTAAAGTGCCGGCTTGCTGTTCTGCAATATCAAGACCAACTGATAAAGAGGGTTTAATAATACTACTAACATTTGCAAAATTAGGAAATATAAATATTTGTATATTGCCAGAAAACTCAGTTAATTTATATATTTTACTAAATAACTGTTTTACTTGTAAAATAGTTGTATTATTATTCTGACTATTTTCAAGTATATTAGACAAAGATGTTTGTAAAGCTTTATACGAAGTATTAATAGCTGATGTAGATGAAAACTTATCTATACCTATTCTAATAGCATTTATTAATAATTCTATTTCTTTATCAGAAAATTTTTGTGCTGCAAAATCAGAACTAGTAGGTTTATAATTAGTGTCAATATATGTTTTTAAAGCAGAATCTATATCTTGATATTGTTTTAGTTCTTGTTTAATACTATTGTAATCAATAATTAACATAGTAGGAAAATTATTATCAATAATATCTCTAAAATCTAATGTTTTTCTTTGATATAGACTTGTATCTGCTGTTTTAATATTATTTCCAATAATATTAAGTAATTCTTTTCCTAAATTTTCAGCAATCTGTGGACTTATAAACTGCTCAAGTTTAGCCATTATGCATAATCCGCCATGTAAAGATCAAATACTCGTCTAATATGTGCTGGTAGGCTACTACTCTGCACATACTCAATTTGTGTGGTATTAGTGCCAGCGGCTTTAGTTGACTTTACTGCTGCATCATTGTCTTTGTAGTACGTGAGTAAGTCCATACAAGCAGCTTTTAAATCTTCTGGCACAGCTTCATAACCACCAAAGTAGGCAACCTTATAGCCGCGAATTAATTTTTCAAAAATGCCGCTGGGATGTAGGCTGATTATATCATCACCATCTACAACCCAGTCTGTAAATTTTACTAGTGGTGTCCAAGTTTGACCGTAGTCTTTACTCTGCTGAACACTAGTTACATTTGCAACTGGAGTTTCGTGTAGTAGGATACGATCAAATCCGCCGGTACTGTACTCGATAAGCGGATCGTTATAGTAATCTATAAA